AATATCTCCTACTTCTTTCGAAAATCGCTGAAAACGACTTCTGAAAGAGTTTCGTTCGTAATACGGTGCATACTGTGTTTCGAGGCCGAGAGGCTAGAAACAATTTTGGGAGATGTCCCAATTGAGCGTATCTTCTAAAGCGTGTCACAATCGCTAAGGATGAGCAGGGTAAAATCCTGTAAGTTCAAGGTAATTGATGGCACGGCGGGGTTGCTATTCGGCTCGCAAGAGTAAGGATAGTAAAGCCTCATTTCTATCGTGAGATAGAAATCCCTTTTAGGGGCACCTGCAGCCCGAGGTAAAACTCGGAAACTGGGGTTTAGTCGATACTGTGAGGGCGGATTGAAAGAGAATACAACCGGTGAGCACACCCGAAAGGGTGGTAACCAATGGTAGTAAAGGGTGGAAACGTAGAGAAACGCAAACCTTTGAAGTCGCTATTCTTTGAGAGCTGAATGAAAAATTCGAAACGCAATCAAAGGAGTACGAGCTCCAAGTCCTCAACTTATTGCAAGGGAATGTTTACACATTAACCTTGGTGGGATACCCAAGCTGGTACTGAAATGTACTAGGTGTTGGGGGTGACCTGACTCAGAGAGGGGCCAATGCTGTGATAGCTATCCGAGGTTGAAGAAACTAGGTAGGCTGTAGGTTGGTACCGGGGGAAGGGGTAAACTCTAACTGTGAACTGGAACAGGAACTTGCAATAAGAAAACGCTTAATCGATACCGTTACTATGAAAAAGTTAAATAAACCTCTTCTAGTGACGATTCAGGTTAAGCGTTTCCTTAAACAACTAAATGGTGCGCTCTTCAGAAATGAAGGGCGGGGACTTATCAACTTCTTATTAAGAATGTTGATTTTAGTCCCTTTTAGAAGTAGCAAATCCTGAGTGCGAGTGCTGAAACAATTTTCGAAATCCCTCCATGTTTTAGCAAAGGCTAATGGAGTTTCATTTGTCGTGAAACGTCTAAAAGCCCAATCGGTGCTCCTCCAGCAATCGCTGGGTGGGCACCGCCACAAAGCCACACAGGACCTTGGCTGTGCAGTCTCACGGACTGGTTCAGGAATTCCTAGATGTATTCCAGCTGTTCATCGTAAGCTGCTCCGAAAGGATCGGCGTTACGTGATAGCTTGGTTGACCATCTTGAACATTTATCGGATCCTTTATTTTCCCGGGACTTTAAAACTCGGGACAATAACTGATCCTGGTAAGATGTTGCCAGGTGAATTGATCGTAGGTATTCGTACCTTCGTTCAACTTCATTTCTGACCCATGATACTTCGGACTTTTGGTCGTAATACCATAGCTGATGCGTCAATGGAGAAGAATGTCCGGGGTAACCCGGTACTGGTGACGGAATGAGCCAGAAAGGAGCTAGTACCTGTACCTTTCTCGGTGCAGAAAGCATCTAGTTACACGTCGGGTAAAGATGAACCTAGTTCAGTCTCTACCTCTCGTGTGGCTATGGTGGCTACTGCAAAAGCTTGAGTTAGTGACATTAAGATGCTCTCACTACTGTGTGAGTGAGTTCACCTACTAATGCCTACTCCTCCAAGAATCATCACTGCCAAGCGAGGGGGTGTTGAATTCACGATGGGTCCAACCCGTCGTGTCTACAACAGCCTCCCCGGTGTCTGTGAGTTCTGGAACAACCTCAACGAGATGGCCCGGGTGGATTTGGTTCGGCGGTCTAATAAGCCGCTGAAACAGACTCACCTTGGTCGTCTTAGTTTGAAGGAAGAAGCTGCGGGAAAGATCAGAGTCTTTGCTATTGTGGATTGTTGGACGCAGTGGATGTTGAATCCATTGCATAAAGCAATTTTTGCTCTCCTAGGTCGGATTCCACAGGATGGAACGTTTGATCAGCATGCACCTGTGAAAAGGTTGCAGCTGACTAAACGCGATTTCGTAGCTAGTTTTGATTTATCGGCTGCTACGGATCGACTCCCCCTACAGATCCAGAAAATCGCCTTAGGGCCTGTGCTAGGTTTACACCTAGCAGAGACCTGAGGAGATCTCTTGGTCAAGCGTGAGTATTTCCTCAAAGACAAGGGGTATACTTACGCTGTAGGGCAACCTATGGGAGCGCTATCATCGTGAGCAATGCTTGCATTGACTCACCATATGATAGTACAATACTCTGCATGAAAAGCCAAGGCTGTGTTGCCTGGTCACTGATTTTCTCGGTACGCCGTCCTGGGAGATGACATAGTCATCGCCCACGAGGGTGTGGCCGAGCAGTATCAGTCCGTGATGCGCGACCTCGGTGTAGGTATCGGCTTAGCAAAATCTCTAGTTTCCCGTAAAGGAACTATGGAGTTTGCTAAACGATATTATACACCGAGTGATGCTAGCCCTATTTCCCTTAAAGAAGTAGTGGTTAGCTGGCATGTGGCTGGTAACTTAGTAGAGATTGTCCGGAAACGGATGAGCAAAGCTTTGGGACTGCCACAGGTACTCGCGTACCTCGGATACGGTTACAAAACACGTGGTGCTCTTAATAAGAAGTATCACGCTATGAGTAATCGTCTGCGTAACTGGTTATTGCTACTCACAATGCCCGGTCAACCGTTTGAGGTTAACTGGGACACGTGAATAGCACGTTTGAGTATGGAACGTCTCTCTAAACGCGACTTGATGGCTTCATATAGAACCATCGTTGGGGTGTTTACCGAAAGGTTACACCGTCGATTAAAGACTTATAAGCCTTTAATCGCCCGCGCATGAGAAATGCAAATGCTTAAACGGAACGTTAGTCTTGGTTTTGCGAAGGCACAACCAGACTGGATGTTCTTAGCCGACAAGGTCTGAAATTCTCAGAAGAATGTATCCTATGAGGTATCTCAGATAACCGCAGAAATGAAAGAAATCAGTAAGATCAGGGACCCCCGAGAGGCGTTTTTACGTCTCTTGGAGGTTGAGAAACGGATCGATCTATTGGAGCTTCCTAAAGATCTTGAGATGCGTTCTTCTATTGAACAACGCTTCTCTTGACCTTTGTTAGTATCCAATTGGTATCGTGCCCGTAACTCTGCTACTTCTTTAAATGCAACAGCACCGAAAAGCAGCAAGTCCAGGTCCGGGGGTAAAACCGGGGCTGGGCCTATGTAGGAACCTTTTCGTAGCGAATTAGTTCTAATAGGACTCCCTGTCAAACCAGGAAAGTAAGCTGTGTAGTGACTCTAGATCTGTATAGCTCAATGCTAATGGACAGACGAGCAGACATCCTTCAGTGGATGCAACTGTTGAGGGTGAACCCCAATCTGCTGCCATTACGGAACGTATGTGTCCGCGCCATTTGAGAGTCGATACATAATAGAGGAGCTACGCGCTCTGATGTGTTAGTGTTGTATACCTATATACAACCTCCGCATACAGAGATCAGTTCGGGTCTCCCAAGATCTGATCTGTTCAGCGTTCTAACTATTAGTGTCCTTGAATTCTTCAAGGACAGGGAAATTTCGCCAAGGAGAGCCGCATAGAAGTTTGTTATGCTTCTAGGTAATCTGTTGCAAAAACATAAGGAAACGCATACTGAGCGTCACACTTGATGGTTCAGACTTGTGACCAAGGCACTGGTAGTACACTACTATCAGCAACCGCTAGGCACGAGTCGTCGCATCGTCACCTCTTAACCGGAAAACCGGAGGTTAAAAGCAGGAACAACATAGAAAACCTCTATGCCGTAACTACCTTGAGAATGTTTATGCGACAATGGTAAAAACCGAG